AGAACCACGAGCGCCTGCGGGGTGTCGTCACGGTGGAGATCTACACCCTCAAAGGCCGGGGGCCGGGGCGCGCCCAAGAACTGGCGACGCTGGTGGCGCAAGCACTGAACAACGTCAACAGCTGCGGCCCCAACCCAGCCACCGGCGCCTACGGACGGGTGCGCGCCATGGAAGGCCCATCCTTCTTCCCGCTGTCCGATACACCGCACTACCTATCTCGGTTGAGCTGCAGCTTCCAAGCTGCATACAATTAGGACAGCCTGACCCCCGCAGGTGACCAACACGCCCCCACCTGTTGTTTACCTAGGTATCTGACGTGCCCATCGCATGTAGCCAAACGGTCCTCACGGGCCAGGACGGCTCTATCTGGTTTGCCCCTGCGGCAACCCAGTTTTGCCTGCTTGACAATGGCGACTTTCCTAAGGGAAGCGCGGACATTAACGTTCCTGTCGATAACGACTTCCGCCTTGACGACCCTGTGGTCTTCAAAGCTGAAGGCAGCGGCAAGCTCGACACTGCCCTGACTGCTGGCACTACTTACTACGTTGTCAAGCGGACTGCAACTGCCATTCAAGTAGCTGCTACCAAAGGCGGTACTGCCATCCTGTTGAAGGGTGACGGCGGCCTTGGCCTGCCTACCGGCGGCGTCGTGGCAACTCTTACGCTTCCGGCTCTGCCTACAGCTACGGCTGGCTTTGGTGCTGGCCCTTACAACGGGGTCGCTACTACTGGCGGCAGTGGCAGCGGTGCAACTCTCGACATTACTGTCACCACCGGCAAAGTCAGCGCAATTGCGGTTGCTGCTGGCGGCACCGGCTACAAGGCCGGAGATGTACTGACTGTTGACGGCACCCTTCTCGGCGGCGCCACTGGCACCAACGACATTGTTGTTACGGTGCTGACCGCATCGGCTTTAACCGGTGGTGGTAACACCCCAGGTAATGCTAATCATGTCTCGATTGACTATTCCGACTTCGCTGCAATTTGCCAAGTAAAATCATTTTCTCTGGACTTAAGTAGAGAAGAGATTGATACTACAAGTTTGCCTTGTGGTGCCGGCGGCAACGGCAGTGTCATGGCTTCGTTCCGCACCATGCAGGCTGGCTATGCCAGCGGCAGCGGCACGATGAGCGTCCAGTTCACCAGTGACCAAGCCTCCCTGGCCAACCGCTTGCTGTCCAACAGCATGCGGAAGAACCAGAGCGGCGCTGAGGTTCGCCTCTACGTCAACACAGTGGACGGCACTGGCGGCATGCCCGATCTGACTAAGAGCCTCTATATCGAGGCCCCCGTTAGCATCATGGGCTTCTCGATCAGCGTCAGCCCCGAGGAGGTGATCACCGCCGAGCTGAACTTCAGCCTGTCCGGTCAGCCCACCCACCTGTTCGTCTGATCAGACTGAACTTGTCCCCATTCGAGCCTCCGCTTCGGCGGGGGCTTTTTGCTGGCCAGTTACCTCTATACTCAAGTAAGTAAGTCACTGCTCGCCTGCATGGCCCTTGCTCCACGCCCTATCGATCGCCTGAAGAAGGCTGCCAATCTCGTCCCCGGCCGCAAAGATGTGGAGCTGAACGACGGCACCATTTTCAGTCTCTGGTCCCGGCCGCTGACCATGGCGGAGCGAGACAAGGCCCAGCGCACGGTCAAGGGTGACGACGCCACGGCCTTTGCTCTGCAACTGCTGGTGGACAAGGCCCTCGATGAGACGGGGCAGCGCATGTTCATGCAGGCCGACATTGCCGAGCTGAAGCATGAGGTCCGCGATGAGGACCTGCAAAAGCTGATGCTCGCCATCATCAGCAGCCCCGAAGACGAGGAACCCCTCGAGCCCAAAAGCCCTAAAGGCGGAGATTGAGAAGGACAGCTGGATGCTGCTGAGCTTCGGGGTGGCCAAAGAGCTTGGGATGACCGTCACCCGCCTCTGGGCTGAGGTCACCCCAGAAGAACTTATAGCTTGGTCCGCATATTTTTCAATTCTTAATGAACAACAGGAAAAGGCTATGAAGAAGGCCCAGAGGCGTCGATAGACTGAGGTACCTGAGCTGGAATTGCGTTGGCGGCATATCAGGCAGATATCCAGCTGCAGGTCAAAGGCAAGGCCCAGCTCAACCAGCTCGAGCAGCAGCTCCAGCGGGTCAGCAGCCGCACCAAGGAGCTGTCGAGGGCGCTGAACTTCAACGTTCGGCAGCAGACGGTCCGTCTCGACACCCGCGCCGCGATGACCGCGGTTCGGGCACTTGAGGACCGCATCAACCGCCTCGGCCGCACGATCACCGTCCGGCTGCGCACCATCGAAGACGCCCGCGAACGTGGACGCGGCGGTGGTGGCGGTGGGAATGGTGGCGGAGCCGCAGCGGTCGTCCTCAACAATTCAGCCGCTACACCAGCTCGAGCACGTCAACAGACTGTTGCCACCCGCGAGTACAGCGGCATGCTGCGCGGCATCGAGCGCATCGAGCAGGACCGAGCGGAAGTCCTGGCGCGGATGAATGAGCTGCAACAGCGGCGCAATGCTCTGATTGACGATCAAGCGCAGAAGATTCAGCGGATCGCCCGAGTCGAGACCTCTCGCAATCCAGACGCCACCCGCAACATGGTGTTCGGCGATGGTGGCGCGAGCGGCCGGTCGCCCAAGCAACTGCAGAACGACGCAGAGCTCAGCATTCAGGGCGCTGGCCGTGCCATCAACAGGTTGCAGGGCGAGATTGCCCAGACTCAAACGGCCTACGAAAGCCTGTCGCGGACGGCCTATCAGTTCGGGGCAGAAGAGCGCCGCCGCGTCATGCAAAACGCGGATGCTTGGGACAGGTACAACGCCAAGGTGAGAGCGAGTGAAACCACCCGCGCACGGGGGCAAGCCTTCGGCCGAGGCGCACTTGGCGCGGCCACCATGATCCCGGGCCTGTCGCCCATCGCCGCCGGTGCCGGCGCAGGTGGCGCATTCGGTGGTGGGGTGGCGGGTGCCGTTGCAGGTGGGGTCGGTGCTCTCGCCGTCGGCGGGCTGGTCGGTCTAGCCGTACTGGGCAAAGACGCCGCCATCGTTACGGCGGAGATCAACAAGATGAATATTGCGCTGGCCAGCATTGCCGGCGCGGACTACTCAAAAGCTCTAGAGGCCATCGGCGGCGTCGTTCGTGACTTCAACGAACCGCTGTCCTCCGCCACCGCTCAGTTCACCCGCTTGGCAGCAGCCGGAGCGGCTAGCGGCTACTCGGTCAAAGAACTGGAGACGGTCTACCGCGGTCTGGCGGCGGCCAACAAGGCGCTCGGCGGCGACAGCGAACGCCTCCAGGGCATCATGCTCGCCACCAATCAGGTGTTCAGCAAGGGCAAGGTGCAGGCAGAAGAGCTGCGCGGCCAGATCGGTGAGCGACTTGCGGGTGCCTTTGCGCAGTTCGCGGAAAGTCAGGGCCTATCAACTGCTGAGCTGGATAAGAACCTTCAAAGCGGCGAGGTCAGCATTGAGGACTTTGTGAAGTTCGCTGCACACATGCTGAAGAAGTACGAGAAAGACGCCAAGAAGATTGCCGATTCACCTGAGGAAGCGGGAGCCCGACTGCTGCAGGCGTACACAAATCTGCAAGTGGCGATGGGGCCGATCTTCGCCAACCTCGGCGCCCAGTTCCAGACCTTCGCGGCTAATGCGCTGGATGCCATGGCGCCCTTGATGGAGCAAGTCACCCGATTCTTGCGCTTGAACAGACAGGGTCAAAACGACCAGCTGTACGAAACAAGGGAGCTGATCAAACGAAACGAAGCCCTCATAAAGACGGAGCAGGGCGTCGGGAACGAATGGGCTCTGGCGCGTGTGAAGGTATTGCAACAGCAGACCGCAGACCTCAAAAAGGAGGAGAAGCGTCTGGAGGCGATTCTCTACCCCAAAGCCACCAACCCAACGAAAAAACCGAATAACACCACCGGCCCTACGGACAAAGAGCGGAAGGACGCCGAGCGCGAACGTGAAAAGGCCCAACAAGAGTGGGAGCGCGTCCAAGAGGCACTGGCCAGGAATCAGGCCGAGTACGACAAGGCGCTGGCGCAGAACCGCATCGACCTGAGCAACGCCACCTTTGAGCGGGAGATGGCGCTGGAGCGCCAGAAGTACGAGCAGCGGATGGAGTATGAGCAGAAGGTACGCG